AACGCAAGATGTTCTTTTGAATGTAGCTCTTGGTCACATACTTGTTCATGAAGGGATCCACTTGTGCCAACAACTCGATGCGTGAACGCAGAATTTCCTGGTCTTTGCTTTCTGTGTAGTAGGCATCTTGTGCGTACACATACTCAATGGATTCCACCATGTCTGTCCAATCCTGTTCTGTCAACACACCCTTCAGAATCAATTGTGTTTTCAGCAAATCATGGAACATCAAAGCAAATTGACGGCGAAGTTTGCCAATGAACTTGGTGAACTTCAATTCATCCCGTGTGATTTCTGCTGCACGACCAAAGTTCAATCCACCTTGTTGTTGCAACCGTGACATGGGAACATTCAATGCTTGATACAGCTTGCGTTGGAAATATTCAATGTCAGCAATCTCACCAAGATTTTGTCCTCCTGGCAAGGTTTGAATTTCTGTTCCCTTGCCACCTTCACGACGAGGCAACCAGAAATCTTCCAACATGCTCATGGCCTTCTTGTCATCTCGCAGTTCACCTGAGTTCACATCATACACCATCTTGTTGCGATAGCGATTCATGATGTCCTTCAGATATTGCTCAGCCTTCAATTTAGGAAGATTGCCTACGTCAATGTAGAAGATTCTTCTTTCAGGAGCACGAGCCAACCGATAGATGACCAAAGCATTTTCCATCATACGCAACTGATTGGCAGGCTTGATGGCTTTATGTAAATAGCTCAACACCATTTGTTGATCCACATCAAACAACCCAGATGGGGTGTAACAGATGGCATCTTTGGTGATTTTCAATCCTTGCACTTGTGTGGATATAGCCATGTTAGGGGACATATGAATGCCCTTTTCATTGTACATGAAGAACTCTTCCACACCCTTCACAAATTCCACACCCGTCTTGGGTTCTTTCTCTTTGATGACGTTACGTACTTTCTTGATTTTTCTTGGGTCAATGTACCGAATGTCTGTCAACCCTTGCTTGGGTTTTGCGGTATCAATCACCTTGTGAAAATACATTCTGCCATCAATGTACCAACGACGAAAATAATCCTGGCCTTTGTCCTTGAAATGCAACAAGCTCAAGATGTTGTCAAATTCCTGTTCAATGCTCTTCTTCACAGAAGCAGACACCTTGACATTTCGCAAATCAATCTTCACAGCATCTTCATTGTCCAGATTGGCAATGGCTTCATTCACCACGTCATCAATGGCGGCATCCACATCCGCCATCAATGAGATATCGCGGTAACGCTTGATTTGTTCTGATTCATTCTTGGCGGCGCCTTCCAGGTCCAAATAGGAACCGTAATAGCCACCGGCTTTGATGGTGTCTAACGCACCTTCATCAGAAGGTGGCACAAACGAACGCTCAGTTTGTGCCGGTTCCTTCCGCTTGATTTGATATCCAAATATATCCATAATATTTCTACCTATCCTACGTTAAGGATTAAACAGGTGTCACATCAAAATGTGAGTATTGGAACGTCACATTGAATTCTGAAATCACATCGTTTGCTGAGTAGGCTAATGCCACTTCAGAAACAGTAATTGGGAATGAGTTGTAGATGTTGTAGGTGCGAATGACTTCATCATTACGATCCAGTTGTTCCACAGCCAGGTCACACATATATGTAGCTGGTGCCAATGAGCCACCGTTGTTTTCACGGTTGTTCATCAAGTTGGACCATGATTCAAACAAACGACGAAGCTTCATGCTGGTGTCGTTCAACACGGTAATGGTCCATGGATCAAATGTGCGTTCACCAGCCATCTTCACTTCACGACCACGATATTGCACGATGGTTGGGTTGACGTTGGATGCTGGCAAGGCTGCAGATGTTACCAGTAGTGAGTCATCACTGGCACCTGCTCCTACAGCAGCAGGGAAAGTTAGTGTCACTAGGAATTGGTTGGGACGTGCACCACCTGCGCCTAACTTATTCTTAAATTGTGAAATATCCATTTGTATCTTCTCCTAGAAGTTATTGATTAGGCGCCTACGATTTCTTCAAATGCCACACCAGTACGTGTTGCAATGAAGTTCAATGAGATGAAGTTGATGGAACGAGCTGGCTTGATGTAGATGTCAGCCACGAATTCATTCCGGTCAATCACTTCACCTGTGTTGTTGGTTTCATCACAGATTACACGGAAGTCATAGATACCGCGACGACCCTTGATGTCACGCAAGAATGGTTCCACCAAGTTACGGAATTGTGCACGTGTGAAGGCGTCATTGAATTCAAACAATTGATACTTGGCTGCTGTGGCAATAGCCTTTTCTAGTACGATGAACAAACGACGAACATTGATGCGGTCGAAAGCTGATGGCTTGGCAAGAAGTGTCTTGTCGCCAAACAACACAGTGCCTTCACCTGGGAATGACACCACTGGGTTCACACCCTTCTTGTAAAGTGTGTCACGGTCGGTCTTGTCAGGTGAATATGCCAACTTCACAACGTTCTTGATTTGACCGCGGTTCAAACCACCTGGTGAGAACCAAGGATCAGCAATGGCGTCTGTACGTGCGCACAAACCTGCCACGTCAGCGTTCAATGGGATCCAGCAGTACTTGTCATTGTACTTGTCGTATTGATACTTCCAACCTGAGTCCAACACAGCGTAGGAAGTGGATGTTAGTGAATTACGGAATGAAACAATGTCTGTGGCTTCATCGCCGGCGTTGTTGTACACATCAGCCAGTTCAGGTGAAACGAAGGCCATGCAATCCATACGAGCTGCTGCGATGTCAATCACATCTGATGACACAGTGGCATTGTGTGGGCCGCAAACCAACAAGTTCACATCAATCAATTCTGCGTTTTCAAATTGTTCGTAGGCTGTGATGATTTGTCCATCTGTTGGTGAGGCAGACACACCACCTGTCAATGACACAGTGACAACTGCACTCATGGTCTTGAATGTGGTGCCGGCTGCTGATGAACCCCAAGCAGTGTCACCTGCTTCCACAGATGCGGTGTGGTCCATCCACCAGATGTACTTGGAACCCTTCAACACTTCCACATAGTAGTTGTTGGCACCTTCAGCAGTTCTGGCATCAGCTGCCTTGGACACATTGGCAAACTTTTCCAACACTGTGCCTGCTGTACCTGAGATGAGACCATCTTCGTCAATCACGATGATGTGTAGTTCATCATCTGCACCACCTAAAGCACTTACATATGCAGATGTGCCTGGTGCATCATCGAAGCTGGTTTCATAGACCCAACCTGAGAATTCTGCTGAGTCAGCCATGGACACCTTGAGTGAGTTACCCAAAGCACCTGGGTACTTGGCAGCAAATTCACCCACGGTAGCTTGACCGCCGGCGTAGCTAGCTTCGTAGTCTTCTTCATTGTTGATGGCAATGGCTGTGCCTGATGCGACAGCGTTACGAGCTGCTGTACCTACAGCACGAACCACCTTCAAGTTGTTGGAGTAGCTCAAGAAGTTGGCAGCTGAGAAGAAGCTGGCTGCTGTGGTGTCATTGGGCTTGCCAAATGTTTTTACTAATTCAATTTCTGAACTGATGGTGACTGGTGCGAGAACTGGACCCCATTGAAAGTCACCTGCGAAACCACCAATAGAGGTGGCAACTGCAGGGACTACGTTGGTTAGGTCCTTTTCAACGACTAGTACGCCTGGTGATAGTTGAAATGCCATGTTAATCTCCTATATCTGTGTAATTTTTCAAAGACCGGATTTCAATTTGTCTTGGAACAAGTTGAAAATATTTATAAGTTTACGAATCTTTATCTATCTTCCATGGCAAATTTTTGTCTGTGGACCATACAACATTGTTGGATACAAACGTTTCCTCAACGTTACCATCATCTATGAAGCCAAAAGGAGTCAATTCATCCTCGATTTGCAACATCTGTTGCTTGTAGATTCTTTCACGGACGTTCACATCCGTGAGTTCTCTGAAATACTGATTGGTGGTCAACCATCCAAAAAGGACCAGAGTCATCACTAAATCGTCGTGATACCCTTCATCGGCCACGTAACTACCACTCTTTTCCACGAATGTCGAGAATTCATGAATGGTGTCGGCATCAAATATATTTAGTTTTTTCTCTTCCAGCAAACTTTTGATAGCGAAACACCCTTGACGTTTCACCGTCTTGGTGGTTCTGACACCCAGAGTGGTGGACTTGGAGAACCCTGGACTGATGTAGGTTTGATTGTTCTCCTTCACCGTGCTCAGGATGTTTTCATACTCCAGTTCAGAATACAAGATGTCAGCAATCTGCCCTCCAATGTCATTGGTTTCCACCAACACCATGGCATTGTTGTAGTCTTTGGCTGTCTTGCGTATCACTTCTGGGAACAACATGGGGGCAATGGTGTTGTTCTTGAATCTCCCTACTAATTTGTAAGGCATATCTGTGACATCCACAATGGTGAATGCCGAGTAGTCACCACCAACACCTCGAGACACGTCCACAGTGATGACATAGGTGCGTTCTCGGTTGGGTTCTTCATACAACAACAATCCCATTTCATTCTGATACACGGGATCCATGCTGCTCATTTGTGCCAATGTTCTGCCATTAATCAACGTGTTGCTGGATCCCAGAAACTCACACAACACTTCCTGGTTGAATTTCACTTCTCCTAGTGTACGAAGTTGTTCTTCAGCCCAGACTTCATCACGCCCTGGAATCTCCCAATAAGGGATGAAATGTGAGATGAAACCATTCTTGCCCTTTTCTGCTTCGTTCCAGAACTTCCAGAAATGATTGTATCCCATCGGAGTGGATGTCAACAGAATCTTGGTGGTGGTACCGGCAGAAATAGTAGGGTACACAGAAGCAAAGAACTGTTCTGCCACGTTGTTGGGAATAATAGCAGCTTCGTCAATATACAACCAGTTCACAGACTTACCACGAATACCTGAAGTTGTTGTGGCTGCTGTGAACACCTTGCTGCCATTCTCCAGTTCCACGTTACCTTTGTTCCAGGTTTTTACACCTTGTTGCATCCAGACGGGTAGATGTTCATACATGATTTGGTAACGATCCAACACTTCACGAGCGGCACTGCCTTTGTTGGCAAGAATGGCGACTGTCTTGCTTTCTTGAAACAGAGTGTACCAAAGAATACAAGCAGCAGATGTGATGGTTTTGCCTTGCTGACGACCTTCCATCAACACCACTTTTCTGTTGTTCAGAATCACTTCCACTTTCTTCTTCTGGCAATCATACAATTTGAACTTCACCAAACCCTTGTCTAGTGATACAATGTGACAGTAGTTCTCAATGAAATACACCGGGTCTTGCTGACACTTCACAATCTCCTGAATTTCTTCTGGAGTGAACTGATGCTGATACCCGATGGATTTTAAATTGGGATTGCCATGATATGAGTTGTTGTTATCCAGCATTCGGATCCTCAATGGTCACAGGCTCTTGTGCCTGTTTCATTGCCTTCAACAATTCATGTGTGGAACCCACAAACAAATTGTTCTGTGTTTGTATTTTTGGCTTGTCTTCCTTTTCCAAGTCTTTCTTGCGTTTCTGTACTTCCAACAAATCCTTGGCTGTGTCAGACACGGTTTTGATGAGTTGGCCTGCCACTTCATAGGCACGAGGATGGTCACTGTTCTTGGCAATATGTAGAATGCCATCAATGGCTTCATTACCTTTGTCAATCAATGTTCGAAGTGTTTCTCTGGCGTGAGCGGCATCATCTTCCAGTGCCACAGGCACCACAGCTTTCACTTCTTCCTCAGTTGTCATCACATTGAACTTATCATTTAAATTATCAAATGTCATTATTCACCTGTATAGATTTCATCAAAATCTTGAATGTAACCGTAGTTGTCTGTAGGCAGAGCTGTGGTGGGATCTGGTTGTGTGGTAATTTGGGTGCCCACCTGTGTGTTGCCTGGTAAACGTCCTTCCAACAATGTAGGGTCGGCATAGATGTTCTGGATGACCTTCTTGATGAGATTGGCATCTCGAACAAAGCCATACATATTCAACTTCACTGTGAAGTTCAAATCCCAGATGACACTCAAACGTTTGTCAAAACTACCTTCCCAGTCATCCTGGTATGTAACATTATCTAGTACAATTTGCAAGTCATTTTTCACACCCAGTTCAGGAATGGTGTTGATGGTGACATTGAAATCTGGATTGAAATAGGGAAGAATCTGCTCAATGATTTGCAACCCATCATCTTGATTCTTGGCAAACACACTCATGCCAATACCCATGTTGTAGGGTGTGGACACAAATGAATATCGAACACCTGTAGCTGTGGTGCCAGAATCATCCACGGCACGAACATTCTGTCTGACTGCTAGTTTTCTGGATGGATCATAAGTGAAATTGGTGATTTCAAATCCAATACGCGGCAACGTGATGGCAAATGTGGCACGACCTGTTTCCAGTTCTGGTGCTTCACGAATACGGTCAATGAATTTCTGTTTGGGGGCATAACTCAATGGCACGAACAAACTTTGCACAGTTTCATTGGTGTCATTGATTCTACGAATTTGTATGTTGTTGAACAACGTTCCAAAAGCAATGATGGCTCTTCGGATGTGTTGATGGTAGAAATATTTACCCTTGAACATTAGTATTCACCAAAAGGATTGATGTCGCTGAAATCCAAGATGTCTTGTCCTTCTGTTTCAATAGAAGCATTATCACTGAATGGTACCAAGGCACGGGTACCAAACACTTCTTGCACGATGCTGAAACCTGACTGAAGCAGAAGTTCATCTCCTGTTTCCATCAAGATGTTGTAATTCAGAACATCTTGTGAACTTGCAGTTTCTGCGTCATCAATTTCTCTTATACCTGTTTCAAACTTTTCAGAACTGTATTGATACAATTCACAACTCATGCTATAGATGTAGAACTTGTTCAATTGATAGAATGGATTCAAGTGTTGCACAAACTTGATTTCAAACATAGCGTTAGTACGAGGAAAATAAATCAAATCTCCTTCAGCAGGACGACTAGGCAATTGCAATAATTCATCAGGTGCAATTCCTACTGTGTCTTCCCAACGACGCTTGGATACTACAAACGTGGCCTGGTCTGTGACTTGAATACCAAACTTGGTGAATAATTCACCGTCACCTTCCCACCCTTGAACATTGGTCAAATACATTTCAATAGGATAGGCATTTTCAAAGCGGCTTAGTACATCTTCTCCCAGTATCTCATCTTGTTTCACTGAGGTGCGTGGAAGATAGTACACATCATGACCATATATCTTGATGCTTTCAATGATAAGGTCTTCCAGAAGCCGTTGTTCGTTTGTGGTTCCTTGTGAACTGCCACTTTGAAAATAGAAGTTTGTGGCCATGTTAACCTACCATGAAGTCAACAGGCAACTCGTAACGGGTTTGCATTTCTTTTTCCAGCTCATTGATTTCTGTGAGAGCTTCATCAAAGATGACTTGGCCGTTCAAGGTGACACCACCTGGAAGTTGCATGCCACCAAACTTCTTCATGTTTTCACCCCATTGACGCTTGATGAGAGCTGTCACATAGCGGCGAAGAAACATATCATTGTAGATTTCTGTGTAGGTTTCTGGGTCCAAGGCACGATACACTTCAAACACCACATAGTCACCATCATCAAAGGTGGTGTCCATGTCCACGTCCAGATGAATGCTGTCCTTCTTTCTGTTGAAGGTGAAGGTGCGAGAACCTGCAAACATATCATCCAACAATTGTAGATGTTGTTTCACTTGTTGATAGTAGATGACATCTGAGGACAACAAGTTGTACATATCATTCAAACGGAATTGATACACCACGTCAAAGATGTTGGTGCTGGCGCGGCTGCTGCCTGCGTCACCAAAAGGCAATACACGAATCACGCCCGTGACGGCATCTGTGACAGAAAAATCACCTGAGGTCCAGCTTTTTTCTGTGTAAGCAGTGGAGCCATGAAGTGTAGTGGAGAATCCAGAGGTATCACCTGTGATAGTTTCTCCGTTAGCAAATGTGCCTCGAACCTTGCGAATCTTCAAGATGTTGCTGGCTTTCACAGCATACACCTTGGCAGTGGCACCTGAGGTGGCACCAGTGATGGTTTCATCAATGATGAATTGTGAAGCAAAGATGGTGGCTAAACGAACTTCCGAAGCTTCCACTTGTGCTTTCAGATACACACGCTCCACACCATCGAAATGATATTCATTCCAGTAATCAATGGCATCTTGCACTCTGTCTTCCACCTGGTCATCATCCACATTGATTTCAATGACAGGATACCCCAGGCGTCTAAGACAGTAATCCTTTAATTCTTGGCGAGTTGTGATTGCCATGATGGGTTACCTTATTGCTTGTTGATTTTAGCTTCCAATTCTTCAATCTTCTTTTGTTGTTCCTTGATGGCTTCAATCAAGAGAGGAACCAACTTCTCGTACTTCACTGTGAGATATTGTTCATCAATAGGTGCAGCTGCCACAGCTTCAGGAAGCACAGCTTCCACTTCTTGTGCACTCACACCCACTTGTTGTTTGTCATTGGTGTACCCTAATGACTTAGCTACTTCATTTTCTGTGAAGTAGTAACCACTTAGGGACAACACCTTGTGTAATGCATTGTCAATGGTGCCATGGAAATTCTTGAGGCGTGCATCTGAATAGTAGGCCGTGATTTCATTGGTGGCTCTGATTTCACCTGAAGTGCCAGATGCGTCTGTGTTCACACCAATGCTGTTGAATCGAACGTTGGATGATGTAGCAACCGCCTGACCGATGCTGATGGTAACAGCACCAGTAGCGCCTGACACTGAAACACCTGTGCCTGCCACATTGCTGGTGACACCTGTGTTGGCAATGGTTACAGCACTTGATCCATTATAGCTGGTACCTGACAATCCTGTACCGATTGTCAAGGTGTTTAAATTGCTACCTAATGTAATACCTGAAATTGTGTTGGCTGCCAATTTGGAAACAGCGATAGCTGCTGAAGCATTAATATCAGCATTTACGATGGTACCGTCGGCAATCATGGTGCTAGTTACAGTCCCGGTGTCTGTGGTGTAAACACCATTGGTGACAGTTGAAGCATTACCCGACAAAGTTGCTGTGATGGTGCCTGCACTGAAGTTGCCAGATGCGTCACGTGCCACAATGGTGCTGCCTGTGTTGGCATTGGTGGCATTGCTGGTGACAGTGAAGGTGGCCGCTGCTGAACCATTATAGGTTTGAGAACCTGACAAGCCTGTTCCAGAAACAGCCATGGTCAAAGTGTCAAGATTGGTGCCTAGTGCCTTGCCTGAAATGGTGCTGTTGGTCAATGAGGCGTTGGCAATGTTGCTCAGAGTGTTGTTACTACCACTGATGGTCTTGTTGGTAAGTGTTTGAGTGTCAGTGGTGGTTACCAATGGAATTTCAGAACCAGTTATACCCGCCATCCATAAGTCATTGGTTTCATCCCAAGTCACACTGGCATTGGTGGATGTACCACGTTCCACTTCAATACCTGCGTTCTGTGAAGGTGTGCCAGCTTCATCGCTGTTCAACACAATGATGTTGTCACCAATAGTTACAGTGTTGCTGTTCACAGTGGTGGTGGTGCCGTTCACAGTCAAATTTCCACTCAAGGTTAAATCAGCAGCGTTCACAGTGCCTGTGAAGGTTGGGCTGGCTGAGAACACCAAGCTGCCTGAACCTGTTTCATCAGAAATCACACCTGCCAGTTCAGCAGATGTGGTGGCGGCAAATGCACTCAGCTTGTTGGCAGTGTAGGCTACGGTACCGCCAGTACCAAATGCCACTGAACTGGAATCAGTACCAGTGAGTGTAAGTGTGTTGTTGGCAGTCAAAGTCTTGCCTTCAGCAATAGTCAACGTGGAGCCTGTGGCAGGTGCCGTGATAGCTACTTTGTTGATGCTGGTGGCTGATGCCACACCCAACGTAGGTGTGGTCATGGTGGGACTTGTCAACGTCTTGTTGGTGAGTGTTTCCGTTCCAGTTAAGGTAACGAAATTGTCATCACTTAAAGCGGTATTGAATTCAGCCACAGTACCTGTCAAGGTGTTGGTGGTGAGACTGATGCTCTTGTTGGTGAAGGTATCAGTTGTGGCCTTGCCCACCAAGGTGTCAGATGATGTGGGCAGAGTCAACGTACCTGTGTTGCTGATGCTGCTGATGACAGGTGTGGTTAATGTCTTGTTGGTGAG